CCCCCCCATGAATAGAAGTATCCAACTCCCTGTCGAGCAAGCTCTTGCTCTCCGCTCTTTCCTGTCTGAAAACCACACGCACGCTCAAGTCGAGAATGCTGTTGCCTGGTTGACCATTGCATTGCATATGGAGCAGCAGGAATTCGAACAATCGCAAACCGAGGAGGGAGACCGTACTCCTTCCCGGGACACAACCCTGGCCTCTAAGGACTAGTAACTCAAATGGCAGTCGACATCATCATCTCCCACCCCCAACTCAATGGGCTTCATGAAGCTGTGGCCTTTGTGCCCAGCATTATTGAGGAACTTGGCATCACCGAATGGAGCAAGGTGGGAGGCTCAAAACGTATCTACTTGGACAGCGAAAATCGCGTTGTACAAAAGGGAGACATCTATGTTCGCCCCCTTGTGAAGGGAGACGGTGAAACAGCTGATCCTGGTGGAGGTTACACCTGGTTTGGTAAGTCTGCGGACATGAAGGAAGGTATCCGTCTGAACGTTCGCAACCTGATCACCACTGCTCCAGAGTCCAACCTTCGCAACCCCTTGGGCCATCCGGTCTTCCTGCCTGATGGTACTCGTGCTGTTCGTCCGGCTGTTGGTCAACCTGACATCGACCCGTGGGATGGATTCACTCCCCGTGAGGACGAAAACGGCGACCCGATTCTTGTCACTGCGTAAGCCATGGTCTCTGTCCTAGTCGTCGGAACAAACACGTATCAACTTCAAGCAGCTGCTTCAGCACTGCTTGAAGATAACATCCTAGCCCATACGGCTTGGACTGCGTTGGCGTCCGACGACAAGGACCGTGCTCTCATCACTGCTTTCAATGTCCTGGAGGGGATTGTTTGGCAAGGGGAAAAGACCGGCACGGCCCAGCATCCAAGAACGGGACTGACGAATTGCAATGGTGATGACATCAGCAGTGCATCGACGGCTCCGGATATCTTGATGGCGCAAGCTGTACTGGCCTATGAGTACAGCCAAGATCCCAGTCTCGCAGGAAGCAGTGCAACAGGTGCTCAACTCAAGCGAGCCAAGGCTGGCAGTGCTGAGGTTGAATTCTTCCAGAAACAGGTGACAGCTGCGAGTGGTGCATTGGATGCCATCAGTCGATTGCCGTTGGTGGTGAAGGATCTCATCAAGTGTTACACTGCTGCAGGCGATAGCGCCGGAATTGCTGGACCCACCATTACCGGAACGGGGCGAGCATCTGGCTTCTCTGACTGTGACTACGACCTCAATGGGGGCTATGCCTAGTGGGCAACCCGCTCTTCGGTGTCAACATCAGTGGCCTGATCAACCAACATATTGGTCCTGGCGTGAATGACTGTACCCTCACGAAGGTCACCCCTGGTGCTCGCACCGCTGGGCAGCTGACTGGAGGAACAAATCCAACCAGCACAACGCACGCTGCCAAGGGTTTCCTCGACAATCTGGACAAGAATCGCCTTGAAGGCTCCCTGGTGGAGGACGGCGATGTCTTGATTGGCATTGTTGGGGATTCTATTGTGGGAGGCGAAGTGCCCCGCCCGGGGGATCGAGTGACCATCCTAGGGAACACCTACAACGTTATCCAGGTAGAAGTTGACCCTGCCCAAGCGTTGTATGAGTGTGTAGGGCGGAGCAACTAATGCTGGATCCCGCAAGCAGAATGGAACGGCTGATCAGCCAGCAATCCCCTGAGTTTGCGGCTGGATTTCAGACCATCATATCCCAAATCAAGAGCGACATCGACCTAGATGCCATCGCCGATCTGCTGGAGCGAGGAAACCTGGAAGAGGCCTTGTCGCAGTCCCTACGAAGGGCTCCCAGGCTAGGTAGTTTGTACCTTGATTCGTTTGTGTTGGCTGCACAGGACACAGCACGATTCCTCAACAGGAACCTAGCACAGATCGTCATAGACTTCGATCAGACAAATCCGTTCGCCGTGCAGGTGGCTCGCGAAAACCAACTTCGCTTGGTCCGAGAGTTCACCCAGTCGCAGCGGAGGGCAACAAGGGAAGCCATCCTCGATGGCATCCAACGGGGAGCAAATCCCCGCCAACAGGCCTTGGCCTTTCGTGATTCCATTGGGCTCACCGAAACTCAAGTCAAGGCAGTCAACAATTATCGTCGCTTGCTGGAGGATGGAGATCGAGCAGTGTTCGATCGTGCTTTGCGAGATCGTCGCTTCGATCGCACCATTCGAAGGGCCATCCGGGACGAGAAACCCCTGACAAAGCATCAGGTGGAGACCATGGTCAAGCGATATCGCGAGCGCTACATCGCATATCGGTCCAAGGTCATCGCCCGCACGGAATCGTTGCGATCTGTGCATGAAGGCAAGAATCAAATGTATCGCCAGGCTATCGAAAGCGGTGATATTGACCCCAACACACTCACCAATGAGTGGAACACCATGCCTGATGAACGCAGGCGAAGCTCCCACGCTACCATGCATGGCCAAAGTCAGCCTTTTGGCACTAACTTTGTGTCAGGCAGCGGAAACCAAGCTCCCTATCCAGGTGCATTTGGTGTTGCCAGCGAAGACATTCAGTGCCGCTGCTCCTTGGGCACTAGAATCACCGAAATTGCTCCCGTGGAAGGTATCACTGTTGAGATATTGCAGTGATTTTCACGGAAAATACCCTCCACAATGCCCTATGTATCAACGGACATGTCTGATCTAATCCAAACATCACAAATTCTCAAAGTTGACGAGTCACTAGGCTTGGTCTTTGGGTTTGCCATTATCTGCAAGGAAGATGGTGAAGACTACTTTGACCTACAAGGTGATCACATTCCTGAAGACGTAATGCTCAAAGGTTCCACTGTGTTTGCTGAAAGCGAACGAGTAGCCAAGGAGATGCACGAAGGAGATTCCATCGGTGGAGTTCACTTCATGTTTCCACTAACCCAGGAAATTGCTGATTCCCTCGAAATTGTAACCAAGCGCACTGGGCTCTTGATTGCAATGAAGCCCGAAAGCCCTGAAGTTCTGAAGAAATTCACAGACGGCACCTACACTGGATTCTCCATTGGTGGATCCGCAGTCAACAAGCCAGTATGAAAGACAAGAACGGAAACATCATCAAGAGTGTCTTCGAGTCCATGACCTTGGACGAGATCTCCGCAGTCGACAACCCGGCTCAACCGGGTGCGCTGGCAACCATCATGAAGCGCGAACCCACCAAGGAAGAAATGGAAGCATCCATGGAAGCTGAGGATGAGGGAGTCAAGCCTGGCAAGGGCAAGAAGAAAAAGAAGAAGGTGGAAAAGCGTGCCGCCCTCACGACTGTGGTTGAAGGTCACACGCACCTTATTGCTGATGAGTCCTACTTGTCGGACTTGGTGGCAGGCACAACCGAATACGCAGAGATGGACCAGGGTGACGAACATCCTGCCCACCACAGCCATCCTTGGGTCAAAACTGATGACGGACGCATTGTCATCGGTGAGGTCCTTGGGCACACACACGAAGTCGATCCATCGGCTATCGCTAAGGTCTTCAACGGAACACCCGATTCTGATGATGCCTCCAATTCTAATTCGGGTGATTCCGCCGATCCTGTCGGCAACGTTCAAATCGAGGATTCTATGCCTACCAACAAGAACGAAAAGACCGTCGATCAAGAAGCGGTCGCCAAGCAACTGGAAGAAATGAAGAAGTCTAACGAACGACTTCAACAGATCGCCGAGTTGTCGGATGCCCAGAAGGGTATCTTCAAGTCCCTCGAGGGTGAGAAGGCTGACGCCTTTTTGTCCCTCACTCCGGAGCAGCGCGAAGCTGAAGTTGCCAAGGCAACCGAAGCCGATGCTGTTGTCTACAAGTCGCAAGACGGCGAGGAATTCCGCAAGTCGGATGATCCCCGCATGGTCGCGATGGCCAAGCGTGCTGACGAGGAGCGTGATCTCCGCAAAGCTGCTGAGGCCAAGTCCCAGGAGTCTGATCTCCGCAAGCGCGCCGAAGATTTGCAGCATATTCCTGGGGACGTCAATGTCCGCATGAACATGTTGAAAGCCATCGACGGCCTACCTGAAGAGCAGCGCACTCCCGCGCTCGAAGCTCTGAAGGCTCAAGATGCCCAATTGGGTACGGCTTTCGAGCGCGCTGGAACCAGTGAGGTTCCCAGCACTGACGACCCGTTGAAGGCGATCGCCAAAAAGATCTCCGATGCGGATTCTTCCCTGACCCCGGAGCAAGCCATGAGCAAAGCTCTTTCCACTCCCGAAGGCGAAGCGGCCTACGCTAAGTCTCGTGGATTCTAATCAAAGGAGACCAATCTAATGGCAACCTACGAAAACATCCGTACCAAAACTGGTATCGTCGGAACGGCGATCACCATCTTCCGCCTGGTCAGCTTGGCTGCTGACGGTCAAATGGACCACACCGCAGCTACCGCTGAACCTCATGGCGTTGCTTGTGAATCTGTCTCCACTGTTGGAGCCGCATTCCCCTACGCTCTTCCCGACTCCGGAACCGTCAAAGTGGAAGCAAGTGCTGCCATTGCCGTTGGTGCACAGCTAGAAGCTGCTGCTGATGGCAAGGTTGTGACTGCTTCTGGTGGCGTTCCTGTTGGAGTTGCTATGTCCGCTGCTTCTGCTGATGGTGAAATCATCGAAGTGCAGCTTCACGTCGACAAACTCGCCTAATCTATAAGGAAAACATACTATGCCTCCGATGAATCAACCCGGTCGCGGTGACGTCCACGTCGACGGTCCCTTGACCTCCATTTCGATTGCCTTCATGCAAGACCAATCGAACTTTATTGCCGATCGCGCTTTCCCGCGCCTCGGTGTTTCCAAGCAGTCTGATTCGTACTTCACGTACGATCGTGGCTACTTCAACCGTGCTGAGATGAAGAAGCGCGCACCCGGCACCGAAAGTGCTGGCGCAAACTACTCCATCTCGACGGACACGTACCTTTGCGACGTTTGGGCCCTGCACCGTGACATCGCGGACCAGGTCCGTGCCAACGCTGACAGTCCCATCTCCCTGGATCGCGAGTCCACCGAGTTCTTGACCCTGCAAAACCTGCTCCGCAAGGAAAAGGAATGGGCCACCGAGTACTTTGTGACAGGCAAGTGGACCACCGAAGTTGCGGGTGTCTCTGGTGCCCCGGGTGCCAGTCAGTTCCAGCAGTGGGATCAAGCTGCGAGCACTCCCATCGAGGACGTTCGCGCTGCGGTGACCACCATGCAGAAGAGCACTGGCTTCCGTCCCAACAAAATGGTGTTGGGTCGTGAGGTTTATGACTCCCTGCTGGACCACCCGGACATCGTTGGTCGTCTCGACCGCGGTCAGACCTCTGGTCCGGCCATGGTTCTGCGCGATTCTCTGGCTGCCCTGTTTGAAATGGAAGAAATCCTCGTGATGGACGCCATTGAGAACACTGCCGTTGAAGGTGCCACTAACGTGCACGCTTTCATTGGTGGTAAGAACGCCCTGTTGCTCTATACGCCCCGTACTCCGGGCCTGATGGTTCCCTCTGCTGGCTACACGTTCACCTGGACGGGTTTGCTGGGCGGTGGTGCCCTCGGTACTCGGATCTCGCGCATGCGTGCTGAGCTCCTGAAGAGTGATCGCCTCGAGATCGAATCCGCCTTCGACCAGAAGCTGGTTTCCGCTGACTTGGGCTACATGTTCCTCGGCGCTGTTGCGTAACGAACCGACGAGGGGTGGGTCAATTCCTGATTCATCCCTCGTCGTTCCCTCCCCTGACCCCCACAACAGAGAAAAGAACAATGGCAAAGATGCGACACTGGAAACAACGATACAGTCCGGATGCAAGGTTGGTATTCCGCAAGCGAATGCAGCTTGGAGCATGTGGCGTTGACATGGTACACCCTGGTGATGAAGTCACCCAGGAAATGAAGGAAACCTTTGGCCGCCACCGTCTTCGGATTTGGTGGGAAGGTGGTTTCCTGGAAATTCAGGAAGTTGAGGAAATCGAGACTGATCCTGCCGGTACACCCGGCGAGGAAGTCAATGAAGACGACCTGACCCAGGAAGAAATCGATGACGCACAACCCGCAACGAATCTAGAACATGTCGGCGCAGGTTGGTATGATGTCACGTTGCAGGACGGAACTGTCGAACGGGTTCGTGGGAAGGTCAGTGCTCAATTGCTGCTGGATTCCCAATCCCAAGACGAAGAATAATGGCTAATGAATTTGACGCACTAGGGAAGAGACTCCCCAATACTCGTCCGGGGCAACCCGAAAGAGGTCAGATTCGTGTCATCATGGGTGCGCTCGAGCAGCTCACCACTAGCGTCGTCAAGAAGGTCACTCTGGACATCACTGCCAACCTTTCCCGCGCTGCGGAGGAAGGTGGTACACCAGTGGATACTGGTTGGGCCAGAGCTAACTGGATCCCGGCCATCGGTTCCCCCTTGCAGCAACCTGCGGGGAATCCGGACGGTGGTGTCGGCATTGCTGAGGCTGCCCAACAGTCGGGAATTGGTTCTGTCCTTTCCTACAAATTCGGTTCCGGTGCTGTGTTCATCACAAACAATGTATCCTACATTCTCCGCCTGAATGATGGTTCCTCCCAACAAGCTCCAGCAGGATTTGTTCAACGGGCCATTCAGGAAGCTGTCCTGGGAGTGCGAATCTAGTGGCATCCTTCACCCTCAACCAGGCGCGTGAAGCAATCTACCAAAAGTGGGTAGATGATTGGGGTGTGACCACCCCCTTCACGTTCGCAAGTGAGAAGTACACAGCACCCACCGACTCCCCTTGGGCTCGGGTTACAGTCATTGAAGAAGCTGGTGAACAGGATTCACTGGGTTCCGATGGATGCCGCAAGTTCTTACGACGCGGAAGGGTCTTGATCCAACTATATGATATCGTGGACAATGGATTGAGGGATTTAGACATCCTGGCAACTACTGCCCGCGACATTTTCGAAGGAACTCGATTCTCCGGAATCTGGTTCACTAACGTAGACGTCCGAGAAACTGGTTCGGACGGCGAGTGGTATCAATTTGTTGTTGATGCTCCTTTCTCATACCAGGACACAAAATAACCAATATGGCACGCTCCCTTACAAACAATCTTGCGATGGCTGTCGCCATTGAGGCAAGTATCGGTGTGCTCCCTGGAACCCCTTTGTGGGTCAAGCTGGAGCCCAACACCATTGGCACCTACGGTGCTGAAATCACTACGGTTCCCCGGAACCCCATCTCCAACACTCGCCAACAGCGCAAAGGTTCGGTTACCGACCTTGACAGTTCTGTTGAGTGGGAAGGTGACATGACCAAGCACCACGCCACGCAATTTGTCGAAGGATTTGTCTTCGCTCAGCGTGCCAATTCTGGTGTCATGGAACGCATCCAAGCTGGGGCAGACTACGAAACGTTGGAAGCTGCTTCTGATGCGTTCACCCACACGGCTTTGACCACTGCACTTGCGGAAGACACTTTGATCTTCTCCCGTGGCTTCACTACTGCTGCGAACAACGGTCTCTTTGAGGTGACCAGCGGTGCAACCACCACCAACACTCCCTTGGCCAGCACTCCAGGTGTTGTTGCTGAGACTCCCACCACCGCTTCTGGTGCTCGCATCGACGTATGCGGCAACCGTCTTAGCGATGGTGCCTGGGACGATACAGCGAAGACCATAGGAAGTGCAAGCACCGACTTGACTACGTTGGGCCTGAAGGTTGGACAAATGTTGCGTGTCGGGTCTCCCGTCAACGCTCTAACTGGCGGACAGCTGGTTGGTCGAGTGACTGCCATCACCGCCGCCATCGTCACGCTTGACAAGATCGAGAACCTTGGCAGCAGCACCTTGAATGGTGGCGGCAACGTTAGCGCGGCTGCTTGTGACTTGATCTACGGTCCCTTTGTCCGCAATGTGCCTGTGTCCGATGCTGACTTTCTCGAACGCTCCTTCCAGTTTGAGTTGGTCTACGACAACCTGCAAAATCCCAGTGGAACTGGTGACGAATACGAGTACGCCATTGGCAACCTTTGCAATGAGTTGACCATCAACCTGCCTGGCCAGGATAAGGCCACCATGGGCTTTGGTTTTGTGGGTACGAACTCCGACGACATCACCACCACTCGCAAGGCCAACAGTGCTAACGGTGTGGATCCGGTGCAAACTGGTGCGTTCAACACCTCCAGTGACTTCGCGCGATTGAACTTGTGGGACACCAGCGAGAACGATCTTGGCACCTGCTTCAAGAACCTAACGCTGACTCTCGGCAACGAAGTCTCCCCTGAGAAGTGCTTGGGCACCTTGGGTGCTTTGTTCATGAACACTGGCAACTTCACGGTGAGCCTCGAAGCAGAGTTGACCTTCACGGACAGCGACCTGGCCCAATCGGTGAAAGACAACGCAACGGTGACCTTTGATGTTCTCATGCAGAACGACGATGGCGCCATCGGGATTGATCTCCCTTCGATGACCTTGTCGGGTGGAGCTCGCTCCTTCCCGGTGA